TGGGTATAACCTTGGACATATGGACATCAAATACCAACCAAAAAATGCAGTTGTTGGAGCAGTTGCTGACGTTGTTCAACCCCAGTCTTGAAGTTCAAAGCACCGACAACTTCATTGACTGGACCAGCCTCAGTGTTGTGGATTTGGAAAGTGTGACTTGGACGTCTAGAACTGTGCCCATTGGCACTGAGAATCCCATTGACATGGCCACTATCAAATTTAGTTTGCCAGTTTGGTTGAGTAGTCCGGCAAAAGTCAAGAAATTGGGCGTGGTAGAGCGTGTTATCGCCTCCATGTATGATGCTCAAGGTGACCTGAACAATGCTGTCACCGACAATGATTTGTTGTTGGGCACCAGAGTTGTGGTGACTCCATGGAACTACGAAATTGTTGTAATTGGAAATCAGATACAGTGTTTGCAAGGTAGAACCATTGTGCCCAACGGTGCCAACAATGATTTAACTCCAACACAGATTGTTGCTGGCAGTAGCCTGTTGTGGCCGGCTGTGATCAGTGCTTATGGTGTGTTGCGGCCAGGCATCAGTCAAATCAGACTGGATCAAGAAGATGGCAGCGTGATTGTGGGCACCATAGTGGTCAATCCCAACGATGATCGCTTGCTGATTTATGACATTGACCAAGACACAGCACCGCAAAATACCTTGGCTCCCATCACTGCCATTATTGATCCATTGATTTCAGGTCCCAATTATGGTTTGCCGGCACCTGCCACGGGACAGAGATATTTGTTGACTGAGCCCACAGGCAACGCAATCAACACATATCCCCCCGAGGCATGGCTGGGTGCAGTTGGCCAACCATTGATTGCATCAGCAAACGATGTGATTGAGTGGACCGGGACTCATTGGAGAATTGTGTTCAACAGTGTGTCCCAAGCGGCCACCCGACAATACGTCACCAACATAACCACCGGCGTTCAATACGAATGGAATGGCACAGACTGGGTCAAGAGCTATCAAGGAGTATACGTTGGGGGAACATGGAGTCTGGTGCTTTGAAAGCGGTAGGCGTTTGGTTCCGCAGCCGGGACACCGGACGCTATCTTTATCTGCTGCGCAACGACACCAAACATCCTGGTGCTTGGGGACTACCGGGTGGCAAGATTGAAACTGGTGAAACTTTATTGGGCGGTATGGAGCGTGAATGTATTGAAGAGTTGGGATTCTTTCCCACCTATCTACGATTGATACCCTTGGAAAAGTTTACCTCTGCTGACTCAGCGTTTGAATATCATACCTGGGTTTGTGTTGTAGATTCAGAATTCACACCCAGACTCAATCACGAGCACATTGGCTATGCCTGGATTGATGCTGGTACATGGCCCAAACCCATGCATCCGGGATTGTGGAATACAGTAAATCTAGACGCTGTGCAAGAAAAAATTTCGTTGTTGGAACAAGAGTTCAATCAAAAAAATTAGAGTCTGCCCACAACAATTTCGATCACACCCGAATTACCACTAAAATCTTCTAGGGCTTTGCCAATTACTGTACCTATTTCAGGCTTGGAGCAGGCCATGGCAACACCGTTACCACTGCTGATCATCATGTCACCTTTTGACACTGTGCCCACAACTGAAGTTGGAACTCGACCAGTCAAGGCCACTGCCACTGGATATTCAGCAGTCAACACTGAATTCATCAAGTGCGCTGGATTGGTAGAAACCACACCAGCCACTCGGTTACTTGCTATCACTGTGCTTATTGTAACCTCCTGGTTGCCCCCAAAATCTAGCACTGTGCCAGGCATGTAGTTTGCGTCCGCTGAGTACATTTCTGCCAAGTCAGCGTATTGTGCAGTGGTTGCTTTACCAAAAACTGTGTTAAAATAACCAGTTGCGTTTCCAATGTTGCCTACACCGTTTGCCTGACCGTTCAAAATACCGCTGCTGGCAATGATAAATCCAGTGCCAGCATTCAAAGTCAAATTGCCGTTGCTGCCAGTAAGAATGCTCAAAGCGCCTGTGTCAACAATGTTGCCTGTGACATTCAAATTGCCACCGCTTACGTTGCCAGTGGCCGAAATCAAACCACCAGTCAAAATGTTGCCGCCAGTGACGTTGCCTGTGGCACTCAAATTAGTGGGGCTAAAGGTGCCAGCAGTAAGACTGTTGGTCACAATGATGTTGTTACCAACAATGTTGCCTGTAGCTGATATGCCCGTTGTGCCGTCTAGTGTAAGTGCCATGAAAATTATCCTTGCCTGTATTTATGGTGCATAAACGTATAACGTTGATGAGTCTGGTACCGTGATATTGTACGCTTCCCCTAGACTTACTGGACCCAATAGTAAAGCATTTACAGCGGAGGCAACTGATACGTTAGCATTCAATGTTTTTGGGCCCGCAAATGTGCCGTACATGGTCAAACTGCCCAAATTGATAACCACAGTATTTGACTGTCCAGCCACGCTCATGGCAATATTGCCTGAAGACACTGGAATAGTAATATTTGTGGCCCCGTTGGCAATGTTGGAAGATGAACCAGCGCTGAGACCAGTTAAAAATGCCCCGTTGCCAATAAAAAAGTTACCTGTAATATTGCCTGTTGCTGAAATTTGTCCAGCTGTGAGCATGTTTCCACCAGTGATGTTGGCAGTTGCTGATATCAAACCAGCAGTTCTAAGGTTACCAGCTTGTACGTTGGCAGTTGCTGATATTAAACCACCTGTGAGTATATTACCACCGGTGATGTTGGCTGCTGATGTGATTGTGCCAGTGCTGCTTATCAAACCACCTGTCAGCAAGTTACCACCAGTGATGTTGGCAGTTGCTGATATCAAACCAGCAGTTCTAAGGTTACCAGCTTGTACGTTGGCAGTTGCTGATATTAAACCACCTGTGAGTAAGTTGCCACCAGTGATGTTGCCAGTAACTGACAATAGTACGTTTGCAGTAACGTTACCGTTGGTATCAATGCCAAATCTTTGACTGCCACCAGTGAAAAAAGTCAAGTTTGCATAGGTTCCTGTTCCTGTATTAGCTGATGTTACTCTTGCCTCGCTGGCTGAAATCATAGCCATTTGGATAAGACCAGCGTTACCTGGATCGCTGCTGTTGAAAGCAGTAAAGCCGGAAGTATTAGAAGATCCACTCGGTATTGACATTACAGCGGTGAATGAATTTGCTGTAGATGTCTGAAACAATGTACGACTAGCGAGAGTCGCATTGCTAAAGTCACCTGTTATACGAGCACCAGTGCCTGAAAGATTTATGTTACCACTGGTTGTGACGTTACCAGTAGCACTCAAGGCCGCCGACACTGATACAATACCTGTACCATTTGGAGCCAAAGTAATGTTACCATTGCTGCCGCTAATAATGGTCAATGCTCCAGTGTCAACTATATTTCCTGAAAGATTTATGTTACCAGCCGTTATAATATTGCTAGTTGAACTTACTAATCCACTGGTTAATACATTGCCACCGGTGATATTAGCTGTGGCTGAAACTATGCCACCTGTGGTCACGTTGCCTGCTGATAAGTTTCCTGTGCTGGTTGTACCAAGTGTAGCATTACCGGTAACGCTGAGAGTTCCAGTGGCTGATATTGCTCCGGTAGTAAGCAGGTTGCCACCAGTGATATTGCCGCTGGCGCTTAAAAGACCTGTGATGTATTCACCAGTTGTGGCAAACACTGCCACATTTCCAGTTCCCCCGACACCCACAGTGACGTTGCCGCCTGAACTGACTACTGTGACATTTGATGTGCCATTGCTAATATTGGCTACTGATGTAATAACGCCGGTTAGTAATGCGCCGTTACCCAAAAAGTAGTTGCCAGATACGTTACCAACAGCACTGATTGCACCGTTGGAAACAATAGTGTTGGCGGTAATAACATTGGCTGTAGACAGTATGCGTGTCCACGTGTTGCCGACGTTGGAAAACTGATATGTTATGTTGTTAACAACAGCAGTTTGGCCGTTTGTCGGCGATACTGGAAAGGCCATCTTCTATCCTTTATTGCATACAAATCACGATTTCGATAGTGCCTTCACCGCCGCCAAAGTTTTCCAATGCTTTACCAATCACAGTACCTACCGCAGGATTGGCTTCGGCTCTTGCACGACCATTTCCAGCAGATACCATCAAATCACCCTTGACAACGTTGCCAGTTACTTGTGTTGGTACTCGTCCAACCAAAGCCACAGCAACAACGTGTGCGCCGTCAAGAGTTGCGTTCATCAAGTGCGCTGGGTTTGTGGAAACCACGCCAGCAACCCGCTTGCTGGAATCACGAGTACTTATAGTAACCTCTTGTTCGCCATCAAATTCCAAAACAGTTCCTGGGGTATATGCTGCATCAGCCAGATAGTTTTCTGCCAAGTCAGCATACTGTGCTGTGGTTGCTTTACCAAATATGGTGTTGAAGTAGGTTGTTGCGCTACCAATGTTGCCAGTGCCGTTAGATCCGCCGTTTTCAATATTACCCAAGATGGTCATACCGGCTGTGGTAAACACAGCCACGTTTGATGTGGCGCCAATTGTGATGTTGGCATTACCACTAGCTGACTGAATATCTATACTGGTTGTACCGTTTTGTATTCTATCGCCTAAAATATTACCAGTCAGTGTAGCATTACCAGTTACAGTCAAGTCACCAGTTATGCTCAAGCCACCATTGTACCATACGCCAATGTTAGCAGTACCGCCTACGCTGGTTGTTATGTTGCCACCAGAACTCACAACAGTGATGTTAGAAGTACCGTTGTTGATGTTGCTCACGCTGGTTATGATACCAGTCAACGTAGCACCATTACCGTAGTAATTCTGAGCGTATACGTTGTTGAAGGTTGATGCCGGGCTACCAATGTTGTATGTGGCATTGGCGCCGGCCAACAAGTTACCTTGTATAGCCATGTCACCAGCAGGGCCATTTGAGAATGCAGGACTTGATACGTCTACCCAATAATCTGTTGTTCCATCATTGAGATATTCGTAAAGTACGTCAGTAGAAGTATTGTACCAATACCAACCAGCATTTGGATTGGCTGGGGGAGATGTAGATGCAGAGTAACCTACAATTGCAACACCGTTAGCATAGAAGAAGTTTGATGCTGTTACGTTGCCACCACGGATATTACCAGTTGCAGATATAATGCCCGCTGTCAACAAGTTACCGCCAGTGATGTTGCCAGCTGATGTAATGGTTGATGTGGCCGAAATTAGTCCGCCTGTGAGTAGATTGCCACCAGTGATGTTGGCAGTTGCTGTAACAGCACCACCTGTTAGTATATTACCACCAGTGACATTGGCTGTTGCTGATACCAAACCACCTGTTAAAATATTACCGCCTGTGATGTTGGCAGCTGATGTAATGGTTGATGTAGCTGAAATCAATCCGCCAGTTAAAACGTTACCACCTGTGACGTTGGCTGTTGCAGAAATCAATCCAGCAGTCAACAAGTTGCCACCTGTTACATTACCAGTTGCTGACACTATGCCAGAAACAAACACACCAGTGTCGGCAAATACAGCCACATTTGATGTACCATTCACCCCAACCGTTACGTTGGCATTGGGAGCAGTGATGCTGACATTTGATGTGCCGTTGTTGATATTGGCCACTGAGGTAATTACACCAGTCAAGAATGCGCCGTTGCCAAGAATATAGTTGCCAGTGACGTTGCCAGTGGCTGATACCAGACCACCTGTTAATACGTTACCACCTGTAACATTGCCAACTGCACTTACAGCCCCTGACGCTGTGACTATGCCTGTGCCATTTGGTTCCAATGCAATATTGCCATTGCTGCCAGTGATGATTGTCAAAGCACCAGTATCAACAATGTTTCCTGTTAAATTTATGTTGCCGCCACTGACATTGCCAGTTGCTGATACTAAGCCACTTGTAAGTAGGTTTCCGCCAGTGATGTTGGCAGCACTTGTGATGGTTGATGTAGCTGAAATCAATCCACCTGTGAGCACATTACCACCTGTGATGTTGGCTGTTGCTGATACCACGCCCCCAGTAAGCAAGTTGCCACCAGTGACATTGGCAGTAGCAGATACCAAACCACCAGTTAAAACGTTTCCACCCGTGATGTTGGCGGCACTTGTGATGGTTGATGTGGCTGAAATCAATCCACCTGTGAGCACATTGCCACCAGTGATGTTGGCAGTTGCTGATACAGCACCACCTGTTAAAACGTTTCCACCTGTGATGTTGGCTGCTGATGTGATTGTGCCAGTGCTGCTTATCAAACCACCTGTCAACAAGTTGCCACCCGTGATATTGGCAGCTGATGTTATGGTTGATGTAGCTGATATCAATCCAGCAGTCAACAAGTTGCCACCTGTTACGTTGGCTGTAACTGATACTACTGAACCAAGAAAACTTGAGCCAGTTACAGTGCCAGCAGCTGACACAAAGCCGGCTGTGAGCACGTTGCCACCAGTGACGTTGCCGGTGGCGGTGACCAAACCGCCTGTGAGCACGTTGCCACCAGTGACGTTGCCAGTGGTATTCAAACTTGTACCAGTCGCCGCACCAATATTGGGTGTGGTTAAGTTGGCGCTGGCTTTGACGATGATGTTGCCGGCGCCATCAAACGCTGTGGTGATGTTATCAACTTTGGCGCTGAATGTCTGACCAGTTAGGCTCAAACCAGCACTGGTGTTGGCCGAGTAAATCTGAGCTTGGCTGAACTGAGCAAATTGTATGTTGCTGGTGCCAAATGTGATAACTCCTTGAGGTGCGTCAACCACATAGGCACTGCCCAGGTTTACGTTACCACTGCTGACAAAAAAGTAGCTGTTGAGGCTGAGCTGTTCTGCGTCGTTGGGACCCCATTCGTCAGCGTCCGTGCTACGAACGATCACCGTGGCATTTGACCAGGTATACACACCGTTGAGCACGGCATTGCCTTCGTTCTTGACCAAGATACGTGTGCCCAGCGTCTGCACGTTGGCTGTGTCGATCAGGTTGAACGAGCCAGTGGTGGTGATGGTAGCACCAATACCGTTGCCTGCTCCGTTAGGCTGTGCGTAGGTTATGGTACCACCAGTTGTGGTGACCAGATTGGCTGTGGTGGCTGCCACTACTGCTTCGTGATAGGTCAACGCTGTTGAAGCCTGGAGGTCAACATAGTATTTGGTAGCCGCATCTTGATCTTGGATTGGAGTCAGTTGCAGGCCATTGATGTAGGTATTATTTAAAACAACATTACCAGCAGGTGACAGATTAATATTTCCAGACCCTGTGCTGATGGTCAATGCACCAGAATCAACAATGTTGCCAGCAAGACTTAGATTGCCAGCTGTGATGATATCCCCAGTTGCTGATACTGTTCCAGCAGTTCTAATATTGCCACCTGTGACGTTGCCTGCAGCAGTTACCAAACCACCTGTGGTTATATTGCCACCAACAACGTTGGCTTGCGATGTTATGGTTGATGTTGCTGAAATTAATCCAGCTGTAAGAACATTACCACCAGTGATGTTGGCAGTTGCACTTAGGATTCCGCCTGTGAGTACATTACCCCCAGTGATGTTGGCAGTTGCTGATACCGCACCAGCTGTTAATACGTTACCACCAGTTAGGTTACCTGTTGCGGACACTAGGCCGCCTGTGAGCACGTTACCACCAGTGATGTTGGCTGCACTCGTGATAGTTGATGTAGCTGAAATCAATCCAGCTGTAAGAATATTACCGCCAGTGACGTTGCCAGTGGCTGATACCAGACCACCTGTTAATACATTACCACCAGTGACATTGCCACTTGCACTGAGATCACTAGACGCTGTGACTATGCCTGTGCCATTTGGTGTCAATGCAATATTGCCATTGCTGCCAGTGATTATTGTCAAAGCACCAGTATCAACAATGTTTCCTGTTAAATTTATGTTGCCGCCACTGACATTGCCAGTTGCTGATACAACACCACCTGTTAGTACGTTTCCGCCTGTGACGTTGGCAGTTGCTGATACAACACCGCCTGTGAGTACATTGCCACCAGTGATGTTGGCAGCACTTGTGATGGTTGATGTGGCTGAAATTAAGCCAGCGGTCAACAAGTTTCCACCTGTTACGTTACCATTTGCTGACACTACACCAGAAACAAATACACCAGTATTAGAAAACACTGCGACGTTGGATGTTCCGTTAACGCTGACTGTGACATTGGCATTGGCAGCAGCGATGTTGACGTTGGATGTTCCGTTGTTGATATTGGCAACTGAAGTGATGACTCCAGTTAAGAAGAAACCGTTACCAAGGATATAATTGCCGGTGACGTTACCTGCTGCTGATACCAAACCTGCTGTGGTGACGTTGCCACCAATCACATTACCGCTTGCACTCAAAGTCGTAGCAGAAATTACGTTGGCACCCGAAATATTGCCGCCTGAACCACTGGTGCTAATATTGCCAAATGTTGCATTGCCAGTTGCAGATACTTCGCCGCCAGTCAATAGATTACCACCAGTGATGTTGGCCGCTGATGTAATGGTTGATGTTGCTGATATCAAACCACCAGTTAAGACGTTTCCACCAGTAATATTGGCCGCACTAGTAATTGTTGATGTAGCTGAAATCAATCCACCTGTGAGTACATTGCCACCAGTGATGTTGGCAGTTGCTGATACAGCCCCACCTGTTAAAACGTTTCCACCAGTTACATTGCTTGTGGCAGACACAAGTCCACCAGTTAAGACGTT